AAATCAGCTTCCCAGCCGTCGGGCACCCCTGTAACAGTACCACTTAAAGTGCCGGAAGTTAATGTGCCTGCTGTAGTGTAGTAGTTGGTTCCACTATCGTCTGCCACCCACGACATAACTCCAGCATCAGTAGATGTTAAATGAAAGCCGCTCGTACCGGGATAAGCTAAAGGAAGTGTATAGGTTTGATTTTGTGTGTTGACTCCTACTTGAAGAATTGTATAGTAGGCGCTAAGGTCGGTATCAGGGAAAAACTTAATATAGCCGGCTGCTGTATCATTCCCTCCAACAACAAGCCCCTCTTGACCAGTTATAAGCCCTACAACATCAAGAGTTCCACTAGCCGTTATATTTCCTGATACTCCTAAAGTGCTGCGGAAGTCTACTCCTGTTTTTGCTATATTACTAGCACCACTAAGAATTAAATTGCTAGATGCATCGCCTGCGTCAGCTTGTAAAATCTCAAGTTCACTTAGGCTATCCCCAGCTGTTGCATAAAAAGCAGTATAGTATTGAGTTCCGGGGTTAACCCCTCCTCCTGCTGCTGGAGGCCCTGCGCCTGACAAATCAACAGTCAAGTCAGGGGTATCAGACATCTGAATAGTGAGTTCTTGAGAGCCTGAATCAAAAGAAGCTCCCGAAGCGCGAGAGCGCCATGGCAACGGGACGCCTTTAGCTATACTTTTTCTAGCTGCTAAAGAATCAACATTTACCATTATTTTCACCTACATACATTTTGACCTTCTTACGACTAGTAACGAAAAGAAATGTTGGGAGCGATTAAGGGCTCGCTCCCTGAGCCCTCGTTAGTTAACTAGCCTAAGCTACGTTAATAATAACTACACCAGACATCGGGCTCGTCACCTTCAGTCCGTATCTCATCGACATATAAGAGCCAACGATTCCGAAGCCCGGATTCGCCTCCTCTACAGTCAATGGTCGCCTTTCAACATATGACATAGGCTTAACACTGTTATCCCACATGAAAATCCTGTCAGGAGGACACCATGCGTTCGTAGTGATAGTTAGCCCATAAATGCTTCCAACTACCGCCGTGCCAAGCGTCCTACCGAACGGAGCAGTCTCTTCAACCACATACGGGTAGGCTGTGCCAGTACCAATTGCAGTTGTAAAGTCCGCCAAGTTAAGCAGAGACTTGTAGTGAGCTGGTGAAATCATTAGTGAGTTAGCATTAAAGCCGTGCCCACCAATCAATTCCATGGAGTCGGTTAAATCAGCCAATGCGATTTCTCCATCCCCATCTGCTCCAGCCGCCTGCATGTAGTGGCTTGTCTGAAGCGTGCCAGAAGCTGTTAAACCATATGAATAGTTACGTCCTACGTTGATTTCGGAACCACTTCCTAAAAAACCACCATTAACGTTATTCGTAAAGTTAACAATTGCTGATTCGAGCGTGTCATACGAAAGGCTTGCGTCAGAAATGCCGGTTCCCAGAGTTGCATCTCCGATACCCAGCAAAGCATAAACAACGTGCTTCGTCATGTGACGGTCTACCGCCCTGCGTGCTTCATTCAAAGCCATCTCAACTTCGTTGAAACGTGAATCTTCAATCATACGACGGGTTACACCTACAGCCAGACCCCACTCACCCACTGAGACTCGCTCAGAGCGTAGATTGGTGTGCTGGTATTTAGGAGTGTTTCCTTCGTTGATTTCTTCCATACCCATGGAAGGCTTGCCAAATGTGATATCAATATCACCGCCAGTCTCTGTGGTCATAGGTTCACAAAACATACTCAGGGCTGCAAGGTCTGTAACCTTGTAGTCCAGAATAGCATCTTTGTAGTCTATGAGTACACGTTCCCCAGTTCCACCGGTTACATTATATGCACCTGTGTTAAGGGAGGTCAGAAGACCGGGTGCCAGATTATCAGTTAGTGCTACCATATAAATCACCTACTTAAACAGTAATACACCTGTGCAGTCCAGCAGCGCTTGTATCTTCCAAACATACTGCCTGAGTCATAGGGCTACCGTCGCCATTATCTGCTGTTAACATCTCACCAGCAGTTGTTCCCATCATTAAGGCTACGCCGGGACCTACATCCTTTGCGTTTATGTTTAATACTACACCGTGTCCTGTGATAACGCTAGCAATGTTACCTGACGTAACGGTTGTTAGAGCGAACCCTATACCCGCGAAATCATATCCTGTAGTTCCCGAATCAGCGTTGACTACCTCTCCAGCGGAATTTACTATTAGTAAATTACCTGCGGTTACGGTGCCACCAGCTGTGAACGGAAGGATACGTGCCGGAGCACCACCATCATTCAGTAAAATTTCTGTTGCCATAATTAGTTACCTCTTAGTACTTCTGGGTCAATCTTATATCGCCCAGTTTTTTCATCCATCTTGACTGCAAATTTTCTCTCGGATTCCGCTGGAACAGCTTCTCCCTCGGTGGATTTACCCTTCCCGAAGGTACGTTCTGTGTCCTCAGGTACCGGAAGTGCAGCAAGAGCTTCGCTGAAACCAGTCAGCCTTGGTTCATCCCAAGCTGAGAGCTCTGCAGTGCGCGTTTCTTTATTATCCTCGGCCAAGGTTCCGAAAATCAGTTCCTTGGATAGAATAGCCTCTACGACACTAACCTTTCGAGCTTCGGCTTCCGCAACAGCCCTCTCTTCCTCAGCAGCCTTGAAGTCCTCAATAAGCTTGAGTGCCTCTTCGTACTGATTAGTGAGTTCTGTTTTAGATGCTGTCATCTCGTCCAACTTTGTGCGTAGGGAGGCGAATTCGCGCTCCACAATGTTCTCCGCTTCGGAGCAACCTTTTACAGGAGTTTTTTCAGTCATACTTATGTCCTCTTGTTTTCCGTCTGAACATTCACATGCGCCGTCTTTCCCACCACAACCGCAGTCATGGTGTTCATCCTTCACATGCAAATCACATTTCGCTCCAATTATACATTCCTCACAGACGGGGTCCATTGAGTTATTATCAATGAAACTAACCTCTGTAGGACGAATGTTCGTTGCGAACGTATCGCCCATCACATCAACATCGTTGGAAAACCAATCAATACTGACATGGGTTATGTCTCCTTCTTTTACTCTGTTCATTACTTCTTGTCCACATTCAGTTTTATTATTAACCGTAGCTAACATCCTAATTGCGGACTTTCCATTCTCCATCTCAAACACCTCAGGATTAGCAGCCATGCCAATTAAATCTTCCGGCGTTCTCTGATGGTTCAGATATATAGGAAGCTCGTTAAAAGCTTCTATATTCTCTTTTAATATCTCAGGTTCTATATAAACCTTTTGTTGTATATCATTATCTTCGTACTCATGAAGACCAGAAGTTATAGCTATAACTGGAAAAGAAGCACTTTTATAGTCCTCTTCCTCTGCAAATGATATATTATCGTCCTTTTCTAATGATAGGGCAAATGTGCGTCTCTTTTCACTTTCGTCTAGAGTTCTACCAAACGCTCTTTCTACGCCATGTCCATCAGCCCACATGATACACATGTTAGCAGCTGTCTCTTCGTGATTTTCAAAACCACGCTTTTTTAATGTAGAACTTACCGATGCTACACATTTGTCATAACTCATACTCTTTTCCCCTTTATGTTTGCTGAAGGTTTATTTCCTCTATTCTGGGCTCGAGCACTTTCTTCTTTTTTGTCAGTGCCTTTACCACCAGAAACGTTAGCGTTCTTATCACTGGGGCCCTCTGGAGGCGTCCCTGCTTTCTTAACAGCAACATCCTTAAGCATATCTAATTCCACAACACCTTCAGGGTCAAGACCTCGCTCTTCCCTAACTTCGCCGGGTGATAGTACGCCTTCGGATAGATATATCATATCTGTCTTAGCTTTAGTGAAAGCATCTTCAACGTTTATTTGCCTGAATTTAAATTTAGCCTCTCCATCTTCCAGTTGAGGCATTAATTGAGCATTCAAAGCAGATTCAATCATAGTTTGTAAATACCTGACGTAAGGTTCAAAGATAGGTCTTGCTTTGTCAGGGTCGGTCCACATAGTTTTAGGAACCTTAAGAGCCATGTGTATCTTATCTAAAATATCGTCTGTATATTTTCCATACTCAAAAGCTCTTTGTGTGCCTTGTAGTTCCTTTATAATAATGTCGTTCCCGTGAATTATATCTTCACCGGGCGCTAAGTTATTAAAAGCATCTACAACTTCATTAATCTTATCAGGTCCATATGGCATATCTTCCAGACCGCACGATATATCAAAGCGAGATGATGCATATTTATTTAGGGCAGCTCCCACGTCTCTTTCTGCATAATCTTTTAAATCTACCAAGTATAGGATAGGATGAATATCAGATAGCCCATATGCATAATCATCAAAAGGGTTGTTTAATAGCGAAACAATTTCATCAGGTTCAAAATGAATGTTATCCTTTTCTTCTCCTATGTCCTGATAATAATATTCAATCTGTCCATGCTCATTTCGTTGCACAAACATATTTTGGCTAGAACGAAGAACTAGATTGTCTCCGGTCCACTCCATATAACCTGTCCCAAATATTCTGGCGTTACGAACCCAACCATATAAAAGATTCTCGATATTTATATCTCTGAACATTTCTTCTATGCGGTCTCTTATATCATCTTTATCAGTTACAATATCAAAATTGTCTTTGACTGCATAAAAACAAGGCAGGTCTATTAAGCTCCTAACAATAGGGTCAGAAAGATATACATCCATATATATCCTTGGCTTCCCTAAGTGTTGTTCGTACCTCTTTTTACTACCATACTGGTAATCGTTAGATAGTTTCAAACGCTTAATAACGCCCGCGCCGAAGCTAAGAGGCTCGTCTTCTTTAAAGGGTGGTGCGCTACCGGTTGTAGCGAACGCTCTCCGTACTCTGTCTAATAAGGTCAT